GGGTGAACCCACTCCAGGTATGGTTGAAGCCACACCTTTCATTCAGATGTCTTAGGTATCTTCGAGAGGAGAGTACTATGATTGACCTGAGTGCCATATGGTCGCAGAAGCGAATAGTCCACGTTTCTGGAACTTCCATATGTGTTCCGTTTGGCGTAGACTTGGACCCATACCTTGTAGATTTCTTAACCCGATGGATCCGGGAGAATGGTTTCTTATGGACCTCTGAGAAACTGAAAAGCCTTAAAGTTTGGGCTTATCAGATTCTAGCAGGTAACCATAATTACTCCCTTCCCTGGTTCAGTAAAATCCATTACAAGGGGTTTTTGATACCAAAGCTAAGCTTGTTTAAGTATCTGGTGGACCACCTTCATAATTTAAAGAAGGTGAAACTTGTCCTCATTATACTTAATAGCTATAAGCTAAAGCTGTGTGGTGAGCCATCGCTTTCCAGCATTATAGGTGTCCCTAGGTCACTTCCTTCTATCAATTATATTCCTCACTTAAGACGTTATGTGTCTCTACCACGTGTACCCCAGTTTGCACTGGAAGGTACTGTGGCTTGTAACACAAAGTCGTTCTACTGTGATGATTTTGGGAATACTCGAGAAGGTCCCTATGGTCTTTACGACTCAGACTTTCCAGCTGAGATCGCATTGACCTATCAGGACATGAACGAGAATCCTTTTTGCATAGGGAAGTTAATTCCTATACCGGACAAGGGAAAGTTTCGAACAATACTAGTAGGAAACAGTGCGGTACAACTAAAGACCAAGAAATTGGCCGATTGGTTGCGCTCCTATCTCTGGAATCTTCCCGAGATCGCCTCCGGAGATCAGGCCAAAATGTCGAGGTTTGTTCTACAGTCCTTCAAGGAAGGCAAGACCATTTCCTCGATAGATTTGTCCAATGCTACGGATAGGCTTTCCGTGGACCTCCAGACCCAACTACTTATCTCAATGGGTGTTCCCAGAAGGTATTTCTCTTTTCTGTTTCTCCCCTTCTTCTACGAACCAAAACAGTTCGGTAGGAAAGGACCGAGAGCAGAAGCGAGGTACTCTAATGGTCAGCCAATGGGACTTTTTGTTTCCTTCCCCATGTTTGAACTTGCCCACTACTGCATCCTTAAATACGCAGTGGCGACCAGCAAGGCCGCTTTCTGCATATGTGGGGATGATGTGGTGGTAAGTTCCAATGCTTCAGACGCCCCGATAATCTTTAATAGGTATAAGAACCTAATTGAGAGGTTCGGAGGCGAGATATCTGAAAAGAAAACGATGATTAGTGAGACCTTTGCTGAAGGGATCGGGGCCATTTTTCTAAAGGATTATCCTATGGAAATACGGATACCTAGTGGAAAACTGTCCGCCCTTGAGGCCTTTACTTCTGGTACCTGGGTCAGTGATCAGATCAAAAAAGAAACTCCCCTTGGTCGTGCACTCCTTTATTCTTGGTTGAGTACCAAGGAATGGAAGGAGTACAATTACGATCACCGACGAAATCTGAATGAATTGATCACATGTTTTGATCTCAGTGATTGGAAGACTGAGAGTCTCCAAGCTTTAGCTACTCACGAAGATTATCCCCAACGATGGCTCGTATGGGAAGTTGATCCACACCTTCCTCTGATGAAGAAGGAGGGTCAGACTCCTTTCCGATGGGTCTCGCAGGAGAAATTCCGTGATGCCTTGGTCAGTCACAAGGTAATCACCCTATATAAAAAGGATGTTCCAAAATGACTACTACCAAAGAAGCCAAATCAAAGGCCACCTACCGTACAGATCAGTTAATGATCCTGTTGCTCAAGGAAACTTTTGAACGGGATCTTTCCCTCTTTCATAAGCTTGTCACCGACACCAGTTTCTTTGGATCGGCTATCCCGAGAACCTGGACCTTTACCGTTGTCCAGACAGGTGGAAGGAAGGAACTTTTCGTTAATATTCCTCAGCAAAAGAATGGCTAAACCAAACTCATGCTAGTCCTTTGACTGAGATGAGACACTTGGGTGCAAGGGTGCCCTTCTTTGAAGGTGTCCCTTACCATTCTCCAAGTGAGGATGAAATGGTACGTTAGTACCTTTGATACTATCCAC